CAAACGACCATCGCCAACGAGAATTGCACGAGCAAGTTCTTCCTCAAGCATAACGCGCATTTCATTGCGAAGCCAAACGACAACATCAAAATCAGTAATATCAATCAAGTCATCGCGATCAATTTTCTGCTTTTTATAAACAGTCTGAGGATCAGTGGTTCGCTTAAGCAATGCAAATACTTCTTCTACCTTTTCATTACCTGTAATATAACCCATAGCACGAGCTGTATCAGGAGTAAGATCAGCCACAAGAGTCTTAATTCGAGCGAATGGGATATGCTTGGCAGCATCAAATACCTTCTTTACCCATTCAGTCTTGCGGGCAACAATCTGAGGAGTTGCGGAACTTGCCTTATAATCGGGAAACAAATAACCGATATCAGTGATCGAATGTTGAAGTGCTTTATCTTCCGCAGTTCCTTCATAAGACATATATGCATCAGCAATAGTTTCAAAACCATGCGCCATAAATGCATTTTTCAATGAAGACTGAGAACGGCGAGCATCTTCGATGATCTCATGAAGTTCAGTCTTAGTCAAAGCCGCGTGCTTAATATTGTTATCCCCATCTTTCGAGGTACTATCAAAAACATTTTTTTTCATATTAGAATCTCCTTCTTTAATATCTGATTGTTTAATATCTTCTTTATTATCTTCTTTATCAGCTGTTTTAGTTTCATTTGCTGTTAGAAGAGCATCCGCAATCATAGCGAATACGACTTTTTTTTGCTTTTCGTTTAAAGTTTTAATTACATCTCCGACAGTTTCTTCTTCTGAAGATTCTTTTGGTTGTTCTTTTGATTCTTCTTTTGATTCTTCTTTTGATTCTTCTGAATCGGCGTGCTTAAGTTCAAGCGGTGAATATGATGAAATAATAGCTTCCGTCTCATCTTCTGTAACACTTCCATCACCATGCTCAAAAGCCAAATTATCAATAAATGCTCCGGAATTAGCTCCTGCAATAACAAGACTAACTTCCCGAATCATTCCATGAACTACATTTTTACCCTTCTCAACTAAAGAATTAGCATAAATGGAAAGTGCCTTAATATCACCATGAGCAACTGCTTCTTTTGCATCTTTAGCTCCAGTAGAATTATTAAATGAGCAATATGCATACATACCATCAGTACGATTTTCCAACATTGCATGCCCAAGAATATTTGTAGGTTCATTATGCAAATGTTGCCAAACTAATGGCACAACCTGCCCATCATTTTCTTGAAATGCATCCTGAAGAATAGTTCTTCCATCACTGCATTTCACACCGACCCTAGTAGCATAGCCACTAAAATCATATTTAAAATCATTTTTCATAATTAGCTCCTTCTAATTTAAATATCAATATCAATAGTACTATCATTTGTTGGACCTTCTAATTGATCACTGGTTTTTTCTTCAGGCTCCTTTCCAAATGAATTTGATCCTTTTTCAGATATATTTTTATTCTTAAGTTCATCTGCTTTTGGATCATTCGAAGGTTTTAGTCCAATAATTGATCGAACCTCATTAGATGTTAGAATTTCATTGCGAGTAAAGCTATCTGCTATTTCTGCCATCTCATTCGCAGGAATCAAGCGGAATGCATCTTTAAATCCCATTATTGTTTGCCCCTGAGTTCTCGCTGTTTTTGTCAAAAACTTTCGGCGCATTTCATCAGTAATTGCATCCACAATTGGTTCTACTGTTCTATTGTAATAATTTAGCATAGCAGTTTCGCTTGCTTTTCCACTAAAAACATCTTCTGTAATTCCTAATTGACTATATAACATGTTGGTTAAATATGTAATTTGTTCAAGAAGATTATTGGCAACGGGTCTATTCAACTGAGTAATTTTTTCGCTTCCATCTGTGTAAGCAATACCATATTTACTCCCACTTAATTGTCTCTCAATAGCAAGACGCCTTTCTTCTGCTTGCTTTTGACGAAGATCCGTTTTTATCATATATGGTAACTGGACAATTAAATCAAGTTTTCCACTTCCACTTTGCTCATCAATAGAATCAAGCAAAATTAATTTTCTAATAAGACGACGCAAAGTTCCATTTGGCTCATTCATAATAGAATAAAATGGATTCTCAATAATTGCTACGACTTCCTTCGGCATAATTACTTTTTCTTTTTTACCAGTATCATCATTATATAAATCAATCGCGACATGACTTGGGTACCAATTTACAATTTTTCCAGTTCGTAAAGATAATATATCATATGAACCGGAAAGTAATGGAGAATTTATTGTACTAACAGGAACCACAGCAACAACACCTTCATCGAACATACTTAATACTAAATCATGAATGAGTGCTCTACCAGTTTGGTCTTTATTAGCTTCAATGGATAAACAATTTTGTAACCCACTATTAACTGTTTCAACGAATCTATTATCACGATCAACACGAATATGATTTATATCATAAGATGAAATATCAATAGCAATTCTGGTATAAATTGCGGTAAGAATTGATGATTCATTACCACCACTTAATCTGGGAAGAACGGGGCTTATACTAGAGGAATACCCAAGATCATTATAAATATAAGGCTGTTTATCTTCAGATCTGAAAGCATTCCATGCATTTTTTAAACGAGAACCCAATGTATCTCCCATCTTATCCTCCTGTATTCATTAAGTTCTCATTTTTATATCCAACTTTCCCACTATTAAAGACCCCACGTCGCAATTGATTTAAATCATACCCGGCATCTGCATAAGCAGTATGCACACCAATTTCTCCTCTTTTTGCAACAAAACGCAAAACTTTTCCAGATGGAGTTGGAATATCTCCAATTCGCTTATTCATAAGTTCAGCTGCTTTTAAATTATATTTCAATATTGTAGACGATGCTAATTTTCCATTAGCTTTAAATTGCGGATTAAGTTCATTTTTTACAAATTCATGCATTTCGTTAGATATAGCTGACTGAGTTTTTTCTTTAATTTTTTCACCTTTTGTTCTTATCCATTTTTCATCTTGCTTTCTAGCATGATCTTCACCTCTAGGAGTTAATGATCCATCCGGATTTTGATATCTTCTTATACCCCATTTTTGCCCTAAAATTCCGAAATGCCTTATTATCGGGGCCATATCTTACTCCTTTTTTAATCCTTTTTTAGATAATAACGCATTCATAAGTGCTGATCCAAGAACACCAGCTGCTGATCCTAAAATTATACCAACCAACTTTGCAGACTGCGAACGAACAATCTCTTTTCCTGGATCTAGATCATTGGCAGCTAACTCTACTAGTTTTTTTTCCATTTGTAAACGATTTACCATTGAAGATAATTCTTCATCAGATATAGTTCTTCGATTCTTAACCGCTTCTAATCTCTCCCCTTTTGCGCTTGAATCCGCAGATCTATTAATAATACCCCATCTTTGGCCAATAACTCCATAATGAATTAATTCTGATTTTTTTTGAGAATATTTAATAGTAGCGTTTAATCTTCGAAGATCAGATAATTGATTATCTTTATTTAAATCATTTTCATTCTTTTTTCCTTTAATTACTTTATTCACAAATACCTCCTCATTTACTATTCAAATGCTTCTTTATTTAGTTTATATGCGACATAAGCATCAAGCATGGCGGCTACTGAATCAATCTTTTCTGCATATCGTTTCTTTAATAATTTGCGATTACCATTTGTATCTTCCATTGTGATACAATTTCCCATCGTAAATGAAAATAGTTCCTGGTCAAATATAAGCATTCGTTCTTCACTTAATTTTTTAAGTTCTCCAAGAGGAACAGACTCTGTCTTTGCTCCCTGAATAACTTTCTCTAATCCATATGCACTATTTTCTTTTTCCCACCGTTCTACAAATTCTCGCGCATTATATGGATCAAATCCAAAAGAACGAACATCATACTGAGCATCTATAATAAATTTATCAAGATCATCGTAAACATCCATCATATCTAATACGGCTCCATCAAGAACCATTAAGGAACCTTCTTCAATAAAATGGTCATACTTAATTCTCATTGCCCCTGGTAATTTCATTAAAGTTAAACTTGAAATATAGCATCTTGTCTTAATCCCAAATTCACCTCTAGGAAGAGGAAATAAAAATGTAAACGCACAAAAATCGTCTCCTTGAGAAAGATCGGCTCCCAAAGCACACGGCATAGACCAAAAATCTTGTTTTCGATGTGGAAGAGTTTCCTCATAAGTAAAGAAGTAAGTATAACCTTCCATTGGAATACCAAATCTTTTCGCCAATATATCATTTCTTGTTGCTGGGGCTTTTTCAGCTCTTTCAACATCTAATTGATAAGCTTCGTAAGTAACGGTCTTTCCAAGATTTGGATTTGCTTTAATCCACATTTCTGGAATGGCAACTTCTTCAATATCATCTAAACGATAATACCATATGGACACATGATGATTTATATATTCACCTTTTAAGATGTCCATAAGTTCCATTTTGATTGTATCACCACTACTATTACGAACAGTACCTTCTGAACTAACAGCAACAATTAAATAGTCATCTAATTTACTAGCTCCTTGTTCAATGGCACCGACAACATCCT